ACTTCACTTTGTTGAAGAATTCCGGAGAGTATTCGCCTGAATCTGGTTTAACTTTTAATGTTCTATCAGTCTTTGATCGAGAGTCTTGGCAAAAACCTTCAAATGAGAACTCAATCAACATCGCTCTATATCATGGAGCAATCTTGGGTTCCCAAGTGGGGTCTGGCTTTGGCTTAGATCACGGGGAGGATGATGTTGGCATTTTTGAGTCTTTTGATTATGCCATGTTGGGAGATATCCACAGGACTCAATACTTAGACAATCAACAACGTGTGTGGTATGCTGGATCTACCGTTCAGCAAAACTTTGGAGAATCTAAACTGAAGGGTTACTTGTTGTGGAATATTCACAATAAAGATAAGCACAGTGTCGAGAAAAGATTGTTCCAATCACCCAGACCTTTCGTGACAATTAAGTTAAATGCGGATGGAACATTGCCAAAAGACAATGTTCCCAAAAACTCTAGGTTGAGAATAATATGCGAACACAATATACCTTTATCGAAATTAAAGCGTGTGTGCGATTATGCTCAAGCGAAGTGGTCTGCAACATCTGTAAACTTTGTCAACAACTATGATGGGCCCAATGCATCAGTGTCATCGGCAACTGGTAGAGCAATCAACATGCGGGACCCATCAAATCAAGAAAAATTTCTACGTGAATTTATGAACTCAAAAGAGATAGACCAGGCTGTCAAAGAGCGAGTTGTGGAATTGTCGAGAAGCTACCTAAAGAGAGTGTCTGCAGATGACATCTCTAGAAATATTGTGTGGGACTTGAAAAAGATGGAATGGAACTATCTATTTAACTACGGAAAAGGAAATTCTATTGATTTTTCCAAACTCAATGGCTTGGTCGGTATATTCGGTAAAAACTACTCTGGCAAGTCATCTATTATCGATGCCGCCCTATTTGGGTTATTCAATACGACATCAAAAGGAGAAAGAAAAAATGTCCATATCATCAATCAAAACCAAGAAAAAGCTCTTTGTAAGCTCGAGATATCAGTCGGCGATGATCTCTATAAAATCTCGAGATCACTAGAAAAAACAAAGACATCAGCAAAAACAGATTTGGACTTCACGAAGTATTCACTAGGCACCCATGCGGAGTCTAAAAACGGAGAAACAAGGAACGCCACTGATGAAAACATTAGGAATACCTTTGGGACGCTAAGTGATTTTATGATGACATCACTATCAGCACAAAATGGATCCTTTGGTTTTATCAATGAAGGATCAACAAAGCGTAAAGAAATTCTTGCAAAATTTCTTGATCTCCAAGTCTTCGATCAAATGCATAAATTAGCAAAAGCTGACTCTGCAGAATTGAGAGGAGTAATTAAGCATCTAAACTCGCACGACTCAGAGAAGAGGCTTAAGAGGGCAAAATCTGAATTGTGCGAAATAATCGAAGATATTCAGACCCAAAAGGACTTGTGCGATAAGCACAGGTTACGATTGGAAATCTTGCTGCAAGAGCAGCAATCAATCAATGATCAAGTCCAAGCAGCGTCTCAAAAACCAATTGATATTGTTGATCTACAATCTCAAAGATCTAGGGCCATAGCTGCCCTCTCAAGGACTCAAAAACAATTGACAGGGTATGAATTAGAGTATGAGTCTAAAGTGTCTCAAATTGGAGATTTGGAGTTCTTACTTCCTCAACTTGATAAGGACGCACAACAAGCAGAAGATGAAATGAAAGCATATAATCTTATTGTATCTGAGATATCCACTGTTCAACCAAACGTTAAAAGATTAGTCAGACAAACAGACAGTCTCCAGTCCAAGATTGACATGCTTCACGACCATGAATATGATCCGGATTGTGAATTCTGCAGTAACAACGAGTTCGTTAAGGCAGCAGAACAAGCAAAGATTGATATCATATCAGTTCGTGAACAGAAAGACGAGTTGGTTTCCGAACTCACTAGGTTGAAGATTAAGGGATCCCTTTTCGACGCAGAAGAATTGCGATCTAAGATGGAGAATTATTCCGATACAAAACAGAGCATTGCAGATCTTAGATCGGTATATGAGACAATTGAGTTGAAAATCAAAAACGCAAAGTCTCAAATCCAAGTCAACAATCAGAAGATCGAAAGGTTGGATGAGAATATTGCATATTACAACGAGAACATTGAAGCATATGAAAATCTTGAATCACTACGTCGAGATCTTCAAGCTATCAACAAGACTGTGGACATAAAAAAGTCTGATATCAAAAAGTGCGACAATAAAGTTCTAGAATATATGTCAGAAAAAGGCTCTGCCACTCGTGCTATACAAGAGTCTAAAGAAAAAATTGAAAAGATCAAAGAAGCAGAGAGAGATTATATTGCATATGATGTTTTCGTTCAGGCAACTCATGCCAACGGAATCTCTTATGAAGTAATCAAGTCAATGCTTCCCGTGATCAACTCTGAAATTCAAAAGATTCTATCACCCATTGTGGAGTTCAATGTGTTTTTCGATAATGAAGGTGATAAGTTGGAAATCTACTTGCAACATCCAAAGTATGACCCTCGGCCATTGTCAATGGGTTCTGGAGCAGAAAAGACAATTGCTTCCATGGCTGTTCGTTTAGCTCTTGTTTCTGTATCTTCTTTGCCAAAGTCGCAAGTGTTTATCTTGGATGAACCCGCAACCGCATTGGATGCCGACCACATGGAAGGATTTGTTAGGCTATTGCAAATGATCAAGACTCAATTCAAGACTGTTTTGTTGATTACTCACCTCGAATCTCTCAAGGATGTTGTCGATACAACGATTGAAATAGACAAAGTTGACGGATATGCTCAGGTCAATTTGTAGTTGTAATGACTATTTAGTTTCAAAATAGGAGATCTATTATGGGACTTAAAGAAGAATTGGCTGAGAAGCTGGCAGGCATTGACTGCAAAGACAAAATTAAAGAGACTCTGGATGAACACAAAGATGACATTCAGAGAGCTCTTTATCTTGATAGAAAAGATAAGGGAGTATTTGATGCAGTTCAGGAGAAAGTTATTTCTCGCAAGCTGCTTGTATTTGGTGTGGCTACTGGGTTACTTTATTGGGGCGCAGGTCTTGATGCCGATACTTGGGGCATGATTGCAATGACTTACATTGGCGGACAAACAGCGATTGACTTCGCAAAAGTTTGGAGAGGCTAATGCTCAACTGGCTTAAAGATAAGTGGGAATTCGTAGCAGCAGGCATCGCCGTTGTTGCGGTTTTCCTGCTTGGCCGTAAAGGCAAGAGTGCATCCGATAGAAAGGTTGAATTAAAAGAAAAAGAAATTGACGTTGTAAACCAAGCTAATGAAAAAGAGCTCGCTGCAACAAAGGCTGCTGCCGACAAGCATGTTAAAGAAATAATAAACATCCATGCTGACGCAGAGCAAAAACTAAAACAAGCGGAAGAAGACAGAGACAATCTCGTGCAAGAGATGATTGACGATCCTAACGCTATTGACAAAAAGATTAAAGAACTAGGTATCAAGGAGATCTAATGTTTTTTCTACTTATGGCTTTGGCTAGTGCCGACCCATTGATTACAAAGGTCGACGTAGGCGACAGAGCGCCTTTCGAAGGTAGACTATTCAATGATGAGGCCGTGGCTATTGTGCTGGCTGACTCTGAGTTGGCAGTCCAGCAGTGCGAGATAAGAAAAGATCTTGAATGGAAGACACAGTTGTCAAGACTTCAATACGATCATGACACTCTCAGCGCAAAGCATGACTCTCTAGAATTCAAACACACAGAGTTGATTGCCATTAAAGACGAAGAGATTGATTTGTTACAAAGGCACTCAAATCCTCAAAGAGGCATGTGGATGTTCTTAGGTGGCTTTACAATTGGCACCGCTTCATCTGTTGCGACTTACTACGCTGTTAATCAAATATCGGAGAACTAATGAGCAAAGATCCAAACTACGCTGTAAAGGTTGAGAAAGCCATAGCAGACAAATATGGCAAAGAAGCTGTTGTCAATCCGAAGTCCCAATGGGATGATGATAAGGAAAGAAAATATCTCGACGACCTAAAATCTAACTATCGACAAGACAAGGTGGATAGCGAGAAGGTTGATTTAGATGGAGTTTTAATCTCAGAAGAACTACTTAATAGAGAATCCGAGCGTTCATGTCCTACTTGTAACACTTATTCATTCAAATCCGTCGATGATCTTTACATGACGAAATTTGATTGTTGCTACAAATGTTACATCCAGTGGATAGAAGGTCGGGAAGAAAGATGGAAATCTGGATGGAGACCAAACAAATGAGCAAAGAAACATTAGAAATTATTCAAGGACTATCTCAAGCTGCAGCAAATGCATATGATGGTGGCCACATGGAAAACTATGCACTTGATGGTCAAGTGCGAAAAGTAGGACTTAAGCGAGAGGAAGGTATTCCTCTTCTAGATAAACGTTGTAACGACGGTTTCAAGGTAAAATTCTATGGAGACTCAATGATTATCAACTATCAGTCAGATGTTAGGATGAAAGAGCTCAAAGGCAATGGTTTTGAAAACGATATTGCACAAACAATAAATGAAGTTAAAAAGTTCTTGCAAAAAGAATACAAAGCAATTACAGGCAAGTCAGTTTCCTTAACTAAAAAAGGAGAGCCGCAAATATTGGTTCAAACAACATCTCGCGTTAGGACTTTTGTTCAAGCCTATCAACATTACAAGGTTGGCGGACTTAAAATGGATGAACCACAAGAGACATCTATTCGAGATATTACAAAAAAGTTTTTGGAAACTGCAAAAGCAAAGCGTCCCCAAAATGAAAAAATCAACCCAAAGGATAATCAGAAATGAAACTTACAAAAGAAGCGTTAAAGCAAATCATTAAAGAAGAGTTGGAACAGGTTGTTGATGAGGGCTACACTGCCGGTGGTGATTTTCCAATGCCAAAGGCGGACATGGGGGTCGCATACGACTTCAATGATGAACAAAAAGAAGCTTTGAAATGGGGAATTGACCAGCTCGAAAGGGGCCCTAAGAACTATGATTGGTCAGCCAAAGTTCTCAGACATTTAGCTTATAGACATCCTGCTTTTAAGGGAGAAAATTATCCAACAATGGCATTGCAAGACCAAATGAAAAGAATGGGATACAAAGGAAAGACTTACACAACTACCGCTGTTCCATAATATATAATGTTGAGGCTGGATGAAGCCCCACAAAATTAAAAAATTAACCCAAAGGATAATAGAAATGAAACTCACAAAAGAAGCGTTAAAGCAAATCATCAAAGAAGAACTTGAAGCTGTTATTGCTGAAGCTACCGATGGTGATAGCCTAAGCCAACAATTAATAAAACTTGGCTGCAGAGAAGGTGGAGAATGGGGGAGTCGATCCAAGAGTGGTGAAGACGGAACCTATGACTACAACAATGGATACATCGGCTTTGTCGACAATGGAACTCTATACGAATTTTATTGCCAAGACCAAGCTCGCGAAGCTATGAAAGCAGTTGAAGCAGCTGGGTATCGTAAAGGCTCAGTAGCCATTCCTTCATCAATGAAGAACCCTGGTATGCAAAATAAATACTGAGGCTAGATGAAACTCACCAAAAATGAAATCGTTAAAGAACTTGTAAAGTGCGGAAAAGATCCTCAATATTTTATTGACAATTATTGCAAGATCTCTCACCCAATGCATGGACAAATTCCTTTCAATACTTTTGACTATCAAAAAGATTTGTTAAAGGATTTTAATGATTATCGTTTTAATATTATTTTAAAAGCAAGGCAGCTTGGGATCTCGACAATCTCTGCTGCCTATGTTGCTTGGTTCATGTTGTTCCACCGAGAAAAGAACGTTCTCGTTATCGCAACCAAACTATCCACAGCAACAAACCTCATTAAGAAGGTTAAGATGATCTTTAAGAACATTCCTTCATGGATGTTAATCGCAAAGATTACAGTCGACAACAGACAGTCGTTTGAATTATCAAACGGGTCAATGGTCAAGGCAGCATCCACATCAGGTGACGCTGGTCGTTCAGAAGCATTGTCGCTACTCATTGTGGACGAGGCTGCGTTTGTTGAAGGCTTTGATGAGCTTTGGACGGGTCTTTACCCTACTTTGTCAACAGGGGGACGCTGTATCGCTCTGAGCACCCCTAACGGCGTCGGAAATTGGTTCCATAAAACCTATACTGCTTCCGAAACAGAATCTAATGATTTCCACCCAATAAAATTAATGTGGGATGTCCACCCGGATAGGGATCAAGCATGGTTTGACAAAGAGACAACAAACATGTCCAAGCGAGAGATCGCACAGGAACTAGAGTGTTCTTTTAATGCCTCTGGAGAAACAGTTATAAATCCGGATGATTTGGAGAGAGTGTTTCACAACATTTCAGACCCCATCTATAGAACGGGCTATGATAGAAACTATTGGATATGGGAGAAGCCCGAAGAAGGACTCCCATACATTCTTGTAGCAGACGTCGCTCGGGGAGACGGTGCAGACTACAGTTGTTTCCACATCCTTAGGGTTGATACAATGACTGTTGTGGCCGAATATCAAGGTAAACCAGATTTGGACATGTATGCTGGTATTTTATTTGCAGCAGGAAACGAGTATGGCACATGCTTATTGGTCGTTGAGAACAATGGGATTGGAATTGCTGTTCTAGAGAAACTTAAAGACATGGGCTACAAGAAAATCTATTACTCCATCAAATCAACTCATGAGTATGTAGAGGCCTATTTGGCCGAACATGACACGAGAGCTGTGCTGGGTTTTACAACATCTACAAAAACAAGACCACTCATCGTTGCCAAATTAGAGGAATACGTCAGAAACAAACTAATTAACATACACTCTTCTCGTGTTTTTCATGAATTGAAGACTTTTATTTGGCATAATGGTAAACCTCAAGCAATGCGATCATATAATGATGATCTTGTAATGTCCTTAGCAATTGCCTGTTGGGTGCGAGATACAGCACTCTCAGAAAATGAAAAAGACATGGCATACAAAAAAGCAATGCTAGGGGGAGTATTCAAGAGCACAACAACAATGAATACTCAAATCAAGGGCCAAAAGTTTTATAATGAATCATTTGAGCAAAAGCATGAGGAGGAAATCAAAAAAACAAAAGAATTTTTGTGGATATATAAAGGATAAAATATGGCCCGTAATAATAGAAATCCGAACAATAACCAAAATGAATTGTTCAAAACGCTTACTAGATTGTTCTCCGGACCAATTACTCAAAGAAGAACTCAGTCAGGACGCCAACTAAGAAGAAGGCATTTAGATGCTTATGCAAAAAGGTTTAAGTCAGCATCTGGGCAGCAGTTCAAGAAGACAGAATACAACCCGATGAATGTCATGGCTCTAAACATGATCTCAAACAGAAATAGATCTGAGAGATATGTTGACTTTGACCAAATGGAGTTCACACCTGAGATCGCATCATCTCTTGATATCTATGCTGACGAGATGACAACTCACTCAGCTTTGACTCCAATGCTTCACATCAAGTGTCCGAATGATGAAATCAAATATATGCTACACTCACTATATTATGAAATTATGAATGTTGAGCACAACCTCTTTGGTTGGGCTAGAACCATGTGTAAATATGGAGACCTCTTTGTGTATCTAGACATTGATGAAAGTAAAGGAATTCAAAACTGCATTGGACTTCCGGCCTCAGAAGTCGAAAGACTTGAAGGAGAAGATCCAACAAATCCAAACTATATCCAGTTCCAATGGAATAATGCTGGGTTGACTCTAGAAAATTGGCAAATCGCTCACTTTCGTGTCTTAGGGAATGACAAACATGCTCCCTATGGAACATCTGTTTTGGAGCCCTCTAGACGCATCTGGAGACAACTTACGCTTCTCGAGGACGCAATGATGGCCTATCGTATTACGAGGTCACCAGAGCGCCGTGTGTTCAAGATTGACGTTGGTGGAATTGCTCCTCAAGATGTCGAGCAATACATGCAAAAGGTTATGACTCAAATGAAGCGTCACCAAGTTGTAGACCCCACATCTGGTCGTGTGGATTTGCGTTACAATCCACTATCGATTGAGGAAGATTATTTTATTCCAATTAAGGGTGGACAATCGTCTACGGATATCGTTAACCTACCGGGTGGCCAATTTACAGCACAGATCGAAGACGTTAAATATCTTCGAGATAAACTGTTCTCAGCACTTAAGGTTCCACAATCTTATCTATCAATGGGTGAGGGCGCAACAGAAGACAAGACAACGTTGGCCCAGAAAGACATCCGCTTCGCAAGAACCATTCAAAGACTGCAAAGAGTTCTCATTTCAGAACTAGAAAAGATTGGAATCGTCCATCTATACACTCTCGGATATCGCGGAGATGATCTATTGGGGTTTAAACTAAGTCTTAATAATCCATCAAAAATTGCCGAGATGCAAGAGCTTGAACATTGGAAGACAAAATTTGATATTGCTGGTGCAGCAACAGAGGGATATTTCTCTCGTCGCTGGGTTTCAGAAAACTTACTTGGATTGTCACAAGACGAATACTTGAGAATGCAAAGAGAAATGTTCTCAGACAAAAAACTCATGGCTGCACTGGAAGCAGCCTCGCAGGCACCTGAAGGTGGAGATGATCTAGGGGGTGACTTAGGGGGTGACTTAGGGGGTGACCTAGGTGGAGATGATCTAGGTGACGACTTGGGTGGTGACCTAGGTGGAGATGATCTAGGTGACGACTTGGGTGGTGACCTAGGCGGAGGAGAAGAGGAAGGCGACTTACTAGCTGAACCTCCAGCTAAACGTGACGATGATTCAAAACCAAAGAAGAGAGGACCATACAAGAAACACAAAATTTCTTATCGCAAAGGCGGCTTTTCAAAGCAAATGAAAAACCAAGCTTTTAGCGGAGAAGTAAGGGGCTCTACCTCTAGAACAACATTTCCAGGCAAAGTGGGATTCGGTGGACTAGATTCTTTATCTAGAGGAGTTTACGAGGGAGACTCAAAAGAGGAAGACAAGCTATTTAGCATTGACGCCTCAATCAAGAATCTGATCGAGTCACTAAACAAAAAGGAAAACCCAAATGAAACTTAACAAAGAAACACTTAAACAAATCATCAAAGAAGAGCTCGAAGCTGTTCTTGATGAATCTGCTTTGCTTAAAAAATTTAAAGCAAAAAAAGAGAACGAGCTGATGAAAAAGTTCAAAGATATGGGGAAGAAGCCTAGGAAAACTTTTAATGACTTGCGGTCTCATAGCCCGGAGCAACTAGCTTCCATAGGACAAGCTTTGGATCCAGCATATCCTGGGCACTACTCAGGAACTACAGCAACAAAAGGCTACGTTGGGGCTAGATCCAATAAGATAGTGCCAAATCCTTATGGAGGAAGGTTCTTTTATATGTTCCAACCTGAAGATTTTGCTCAAAGAACCAATGATGGTGGGTCTGCTGATAAAGGATCAATTAGCCTCTTCGTATATGAACCAGCGACAGGCGATATAGAGTTCACCAGCGCTTACGGCGTGGAAGACTTGGATAGTGAATTAAGAAGAGTAGCAAATTTAGGATAACAATATGAAACTTAATAAAGAAACATTAAAAAGAATTATCAAAGAAGAGCTTGATGCTGTCATGAATGAAACGATGACCATACCTCCAATTGGAGGAAACGTAACTCCTGAGCAACAAGGAAAAATTAATACGCTTATCAACTCTGGAGATGAAGCCCATATCGACCAAGCTCGCATGTTTATAGATGCTCTTGGCGGAGACCCTTCTTATGTCGACTATATTCTAGACATGGAATATCAAGAGATCACATCGTTGGCTCACCAACAAAGAGATGATATTGATAAGCATGGTAGTTACACCGATGATCCAGCCATGGAAAATGAACCAGACGCCGATCCTGATTTCTACAATCGTATGGCTGCATTGCAAAAATCACACCCCACATCCGACGGAAGATATTCTGATACACCAGAAAGGAGCAAGGAAGCAATGCGTAGATACAAAGATGCTTATAACTCGAGGAAACCCAAATGAAACTTAATAAAGAAACATTAAAAAGAATTATCAAAGAAGAATTTGATAGACTAAGTGAAGGCATGTTTTCTCCTACTGAAATCTATATGGACTTTCAGAGACAAGGCGGCCGGGATTATTGGCTCTCTAAAGCACATGGGATGGATATGAAGTATTCAGATTTTATGCATGCGGACCAAGCACTCAAAGCCTACATTGATGAGATCAACCCATCCTTAAATGATATGCCCCAAAATGTTTGGAGTCAAATAACGCAACTAATTAACGACACAGTATAAAACAAGGAAACAAACATGAAACATAATAAGAAAAGAAATACCGCTTTTCTTTACGAATGTCTAATTCGTGAATTAACAAAAGCAATTGTTCAAGAGAACAAAACGAAGCAAACAAAAGTCAAGGGTCTTTTAAGAGA